TTTTGATAATTTTAAGTTTGCCCGTGGTAATTTTGGCCTGGGCAGTGGTATCGGATGATCCGGGAGCAATGGACAAAGTAAAATTGTTCTTCGATATGTTCTCGCAGCTCCCGTCATGGTTCACAAATCTTTGGATCCTTGTCGTAGCGTCAATTTATGGTATAAAGGGTACACAGATTTTTAGAAACGGAGGAAAAAAATAATGGCTAGTAGATATTATAGAGGATTTGAAAAATTATTTAAATTTGGAAAATCATTAGGAGAAGATACTGGAAGAATAATTAATCCAATTGTTGGAGTTCCACCAGCAAAAAATTTAAAAAAGAAAAAAGAAGCTTCTGATAAATTAATTAAAGCAAGAGACAAAATTTTAAAAGGAACGTCAGATGAAACTAAAATAAATGTCAAGACTGCAAATCCTTTATCTAAATACAAAGAGAAGATTAGAAAAATTGTAGATAAAAAAGCTAATGGTGGTAGAATTGGTAGAAAATTCGGTAGCCCTAAAAAAACAAACGTTCAAAAAATACAAGAAACGTTTTCACCAAAAAGTAAAAATTTAAAACCTGTAGATAAAAAGAAAAACCCAGGACTTGCAAAGTTACCAACTAAAGTAAGAAACAATATGGGTTACATGAAAAAAGGTGGAGTTGTATAATGGCTCGTCCAGGTTTATATGCAAACATCGCAGCTAAAAAAGCTAGAATCAAAGCTGGTTCAGGTGAAAAGATGAAAAAAAAAGGTGCTAAAGGTGCACCGACTGCAAAAAATTTTAAAAGAGCAAAACAAACAGCGAGGTCTTAATGGCAAAACTATGTCCAAAAGGTAAAGCCGCAGCGAAGAGAAAATTTAAGGTATATCCGTCCGCATACGCGAACATGTACGCATCAGGAGTATGCTCAGGTAAAATTACACCAGGTGGTAAAAAAGGTAGTCGTAAAAAAGCTATGGGTGGTGGAATGATAGATATGACTAGAATGAAATATCTAAAAGGAGGACAAGTATAATGGCCTCACAACCGATAGTAGATAGAAGCACATCAATAGCTGAAAATGAAAAAAAATTTAGAAAAGGTAAAAAGTTTCCAGAAAAAAAATTTAAAGGCGATGTCTTAAGAGATTTAAAAACTAAAATTAAAGAATTAAATTTTAGAGAGTCAAAAGATAGACCTAAAACAGTAGAGAACAAACAACTACCAAAAGGAATGAATATAGGTAATTCATTAAAAGATCTAGAAAAAGAGTTTAAAAATAGATTTGGTAAAGAAGAAATTAAACCACCTCGACGACCTGGAGAAAAACAAGAAATGCAACCCCTATCAAAAGGTGGAAGAGCAGGATACAAAGCTGGAACAAGAGGTTGTAAGTTAGCTACTAAAGGCAAAGGCCGAGCTTACGGAAAGAATTCATAATGGCTTCAGAAAAAAAAATGACTGGTAAAAAAATCTCTAAGTTAGAGAAACAAGCAAAAGGACAACCATCAGGTGGTGGAGTTCCAATAAACTACGACATAATAGGAAAAAGAATTGAGAAAAAAATAAAAAAATATTTTAATGATCCTAAAATGCAGTTTAAAATGAGTGATAGTAGTTCGCTAGATCCTGACGATAGAGCAATAAAAGAAGTAGCTAGAGATATGGGAGCATCTATTAAAGGATTAACTCCTTTTAAATCAGGTGGAAGAGCTGGATATAAAATGGGTAGTAAATGTAAGTTGGCTGTAAAGGGCAAAGGAAGAGCTTACGGAAAGAACTCGTAATGCGAACGCATTTTTCAAAAGGTGGTTTAAGATCATGGGTAAAGGAGAACTGGGTCGATATTGCAAACAAAAAATCAGATGGTTCGTATCCTAAATGCGGAAGAAGTGGTAAAGAGAAA